GGGNGGGGCTGTGACGGAGGAGGAAAAGGAGCCTTAGTTCAGGAGGACAAGAGCGGGACGCTCGGCACCGGCAACGACCAGACGATATTCTGCATGGAAACTCAGCGAGACTGCGTAATGCCTTCGCAGGCACTGACAGAGGTTGCAAGCACACTGCGAGCTGGCGCTGGTGCTCCAAAGCATGACGCGGATATTAGAGGAAGGCTTGCGATATCTTGTCTGGATATGAGCCATGCTTGCGACATCATCCGAGACTGCGGCGAGGTAGCTCCCAGTCTGCAAGCCCGTATGGGAACAGGCGGAAACCAAGTGCCGCTGACATATCAGCAAACGACAGGTACGCTTTCTCCCGGTGCTCATGCCGGAAGCTACAACGGGCAGGACGCATACAACGATATGTTGGTATGCGGGGCCACACCGGATGTGGCACACGCGCTACGGGCAAAGGCTGCCTGTGCGTACCGGGAGGACGCGGAGACATACCCGGTGCAGAACATGGTGGTGCGACGCCTTACCCCGATGGAGTGCGAACGGCTGCAAGGTTTCCCGGACGGATGGACAGACATTGGCGAGTGGCGCGACAGTAAGGGCAAGATTCGCAAACCAAGCGACAGCCCGCGCTACAAGGCACTGGGTAACTCCATCGCCCTGCCCTTCTGGGATTTCCTGGCAAAGCGTATCAGTGCGCAATATCTTCGCCCTGTTACGATGGGTAGCCTGTTTGACGGCATCGGCGGCTTTCCGCTGGTGTTCGAGCGGCACAACGGCAAGGGAACTGCGCGCTGGGCAAGCGAAATTGAAGAGTTTCCTATCGCCGTGACAAAACTGAGATTTGGGGAGGATTGATATGACCACATTACGCATGATTCCCGGCATTACATACACCCGGCAAAACCTTGAAGCATTGACCGGGATGCCGGACAGAGCGAACCGCCGGATGATACGGGAGCAGCGGCGGCAGGGTGTACCCATCGTTGCGCTGAAAGACGGCGGGTACAAGCTGGCGGAAACGGAGGAAGAAAAGCAAGCCTTACTTGCTATGTACCGCAAGCGGGCACTGGACGAGCTGGACACCTGCAGCAGGCTTGCAAAGGCCATGCAGGTGGACGGGCAGATGGAGATGGGTGGCGGAAATGGCTGAACTGCACTTTACCATACCCCTGCCGCCGGTTACAAAGAAAACAGCCAGCGTATTATGCACAGCAGCAAGACGGGGAAATCGTTTATCATGCCGTCGCAGAAGTACATCGATTACGAGGCAAAGGCCGTGTGGTACTGCAAAAAGGCTGGTGTGCATGAGCCGATAGATTACCCCGTGGAGGTTAAATGCCTGTTTTATATGCCGACCAAGCGGCGGGTGGATTTAACCAATCTGCTGGAGGCTGTGGACGATGTGCTGGTCAAGGCGCGGGTGCTGCTGGACGACCACTGCGGCATTATTGTCAGCCATGACGGGAGCCGGGTACTGTACGACAAGGAGACCCCACGGACGGAGGTGAGCATAACCGCCTATGAATGATTTTGACTATGATATCGTGCAGAAAAAGCGTGTTGCAAGAGGTGCGTTTGCCCATGTGAACCGCAAGCGTGGGAAATGCAGATTGCCCAGTGATTACCTCACTGCGGCACAAAAGAGGGAGATGAACGGGAAAATGAAAACATACAACGCCACACGGCCTATGCCTTGGGAAGATTTCAAGGCGATGCCGGACGACATTAAGCGGGAATATCTACGGAATATGCAGTCTTGCGGCGGTGCAGCTACATACCTTGCGGAAGAAATGGGCTATTGCAGTGCCACTATCATAGAATGTGGGAAAAAACTTGGCGTGCCGTTTGTGCGAGGTGGCCGGAACTTTAACTTGTGGCAAAAGAAACTATCAGAGTGGCACACAGCCGAAGTGGTGGAAGAAACGCTGGAGAAGCAGTCCGATGGGCCAACACCGCCGCCCGGGAGCGCTATGTGCGGCAGAGCGCGAGGTTTGCAAAGGCCGGGAAACGACATATGAGATAGGAGGTTGACAATATGGATGCTGTGAAGTTTATTGAAGAGACCAGAAGAATGTATAAGGTTACTGGGAAACATTTGCCTACTTTGGCTGAGGGAATACCGGCCGAGGACGTTGTAAAAGAAGTAGAGGAATGGTCTGCTGCACATCCGCGTAAGACGCGGCAGAGCGTGTTTCTGGAGCAATACCCGGAGGCGCTGGTTCTCGACGGGGGAACTTTGAGTGTGTGTCCCGTGCTTTTTTCTTCCGAATACAGGAATGCGTACGGGGGATGCGCAAGTCCTTATGGGTCCTGTGCCGAATGCCGCCGTGAGTTCTGGATGCAGGAGGTGGAGTGACATGGAAAATCTGTTGCAAAACATCGCCAGCGGACTGTGGATTGTGTTGGGCGTGTACTGTTTCTTCGGGCTAAGGAAGTGGAACAAGCGGTTCAGCGAGTTGTATGACGAACTGAAATGGGAGGTGGAGTGATGGAACGACTGACGAAGCGAGACACCGATGGACAGGCAATGATGGACTGCGAGAAGTGCAAAGCGGATTGGACGGGTAAGCATGGTAAGCCGATGGCTGACTGCACCGCGCTGTACTGCCGCAATCGACTCAAGAATCGCCTCGCCGCCTACGAGGACACGGGGCTGACGCCGGAGGACTGCGCAAGAGCGACTGAGATTGACGATATTTTGCTGGACGAGTATTACCCAAGCGGAAGAATGCGCGAACTAATTAAGGCCGACAAGGACGGTCGGTTGGTGGTGCTGCCTGTGCGGCCAGTCCTCACGCAGAGCATCGGAAGTATGCTGTATATCATCGAAGAAGGAGAAATTGTTGAGGACTCGCTGTGCGAAGCGCTTGTCGGTATGGGAAGCAACGGAGAGATAAACATATTTTACACGACGCTGTCCGATCAAATATCTTTCGAGCAGGCCGATATTGGCAAGACCGTATTCTTGACCCGCGAGGAGGCGGCGAAAGCATTGGAGGCGATGGAATGAAGCTGACCATTGTCTTCAAGTACAAGTTTGAGGAACACATGAAAAAGCAATTCGGGTCTTTCACGAATCCGCAAGTCTATGGCGTGAAGTTTGTGTACATGGAAGGTGGGTATCTATGCTCCACTCTTCCGGACACGGTTCGCTGGCGTATGGATGACATTTCCAGATTTTACTGTGAGGAGAACAACAATGGCTGAACCTAAAAAGCCTTTTTACCGCGACAAGAAATGGAAACTTGGCAGAAGTTGCGGCTGGTGGCATATACCGTACTGCCCGCATTGCAAGCGGCAGTTGGGGCTGATGGTCGAAGAGCAGAAGGCTGAAAAATGCCCGATGTGCGGCAAACCGTTAGAATGGGATGGTGATGACAATGGCTGAATACATAGAGCGCACGGAAGAACTTATGCTTGCCATGAACGCCGGTGCGAGGGCAATCGAGAACACAAAGCGCTATCACGGTACTGTTTACACCAAGGATGTGTTCTCGGAGAACCCACAGGAAATCCCATACTTACAGGCCGCCAAAGTGCTGCGAGAAGTAAGTGATGCTCCTGCCGCTGATGCCGTTCCGGTGGTGCATGGACGGTGGACGCATCTTGGCGGAGACGAGTGGTGCTGCTCTGCGTGCGGCTTTGTCATCACCACTGAGGGAAGCTGGGATAAGCCTACTAAAAAATAACTGCGAGGATTGCGGTGCCAAGATGGACGGAGGTGACGGCGATGCCGATGTGCGGTGACTGCAAATATGGGCAGGGCGCATGGAGAGATGACGGAATATGTTACGCCTGCCGTGATCAGGTATGGATTCCGGGAGCGCCACACAGAAAAGCCGGAGAGGAGGACTGACAATGGCGGAGTACATTGACAGGGGAACGTTTAAGAAAAGCGTCGAGGAGCGTTATTGTAAGCCGTGCAAGGCGGAGGGAAAAGACCACAACGGATGCTGGTGTCGTGCTTGTTGGGTTGACGATATGCTCGACGAGGTAGATCGTTTCCAGCCCGCCGATGTGGCCCCGGTGGTACATGGGAGAGATGTCTACAAATGGCATAAAGAAGGGCATTGCGAGTTCAAATGCAGCGTGTGCGGGGCGTGGGCTGGCATTATCGAAGGTGGTACACTTGACGGCGTAGATTTTGATTACTGCCCCAACTGCGGGGCCAAGATGGACGGAGGGGAATGAGATGTAGCTGATTGACGCTTATGAAGTATTGAGACTGTTTGGCGAAGAATACGAGGAAACGAAAGAATTGATACACAACGGTGAAACTCAGCTTGATAGTCTTGCCGAGGGATTTACAGAAGCATATCACATAATCAAGTATGTTGTTCCAACCGTTGACGCTGTGGAAGTGGTGCGGTGCAATGACTGCAAGCATTACAAGCCGGATGAATACGAATGCGGATGTGATTTCGCTGGTGGACTACCGTATGTAAAGGCTGACGATTTTTGCAGTTACGGAGAACGGAGGGACTATGATTAAAGACAGCGGAGAAAGAACAAAGTTTCCAAGCGGAGCACTCCGGGATATGCACACGGGCAAGGGACGGATGGATTTGCTCCCTTGGTCGGCTATTATGGAAGTGTCGAAGCACTGCGAGGCGGGCGCTTTGAAATACGGGGAGCATAATGTCGATAAAGGGATCCCAACCCACAGTTTGTTAGATTCCGCTATTCGCCATGCGGCAAAATATCTGGCGGGCTATGTGGATGAGCCGCACCTTGTGGCTGCGGCGTGGAACCTACTGTGGGCGATCGAGATGGAGATTGTCCATCCTGAATGCGTGGACACTCCGTGGAGGGCAGCCGATGGCGAATAAAGACGCAATGCTGGAAGCCTTGGAGGAAATCGAGAACGGTATGTGCCGCATTAAGGAGCGACGGAGCATTTGGCAGAATAGCCTTGTATATGCACTCTGCCAAGCTGTGCGGCTGCTTCTGATGGACAAGATCAAGGAGGGACGGAAATGAGAATTGACGGCAAAACCCTGCCCAACAACCCCATGAAAGCGTACCAGCAGGGAAAGCTGATAGGAACAAAGCAGAATATGGATTTGGTATCCGAAGTGCTGCTTACAAAATTTGGATTCCACGTGTTGGAGGAAACGCCGGACAGCCACGACACTATGAGTGTTGAGTATCTGCAAAAATGCCTTGTGGAGCTGGTGGACGCAAAAAACAGTGGCTATGTGACCAAGAAGGATATTGCGGACGCTCTGCGGAGCGACTACAAACTAATTAACAACGCAGAGTAAGGAGGCTGGCATGAGCCGAAAACAGACGCTGCCGTATGATGTGCGGCTTGAGTGCATTGCCTATGTCAGAGGTTATCCACGGAGAGTACAGGCATACAACGACGCAAGGAGCGAGATACTGAGCGGAGGGAACAGTGCAACAGAGGGTATGCCCCGATCCCCCGGCATTGGTAGACCGGCAGAGAGCAAGGCGGAGCAGCTTGCCGCCATAGAAAACTGGCCGGAAACCAAGAAAATGCGGGCCGTTGAATACGCCATAGACCGTTGCGGGCGGGATTTGGAGAGTGAGAGCATCCGTAAACAGCTTACACAGGGGATCATGCGCAACTGTCAGGGCAAGCATAAGTATTCCCGCAACAAGATTATCGTGCCGGGGATAAGTGAGCGGACATTCAGCCGCCGGAAAGAGCAATTTCTCTATGACATAGCCATATATTGTGGTTTTGCGGAGAAAGTTGGCACAAATTCCACCTAATGATGTGCTACAATAGGTACAGTGGATGATAAGGAATAGTCATCCACCCGTCTTTCCACTCAACCCGTTTCCTCCATCTTATGCGCCGCCGGTATTGGGCGCACCTTCTGGCACCGAAAGGTCATACCGGCACAAACAGCCTGTAGGGAAACCTGCGGGCTGTTGTTATATGCCGTGCGCTCGTTGCACCCCAAGATCAGGGGCGGGAGGTCGCACCTCCCACACGGCACAAATATATGCGGGCGGAAGCTGGGAGGAATCAGCTCCGATAGTAAAATTTCGGGTTCGCAGGTTCGAATCCTGTCGCCTGCACAAGAGGCCGGGTAGCACCCGGACACTGTGAGACCGCAATCGTCACGGTCTTGTGTAAAGGCCGGTAGCCTGCGCCAGCAGGAGCCGCAGGTAATCTGGGCAGCTCCGCACGCCGCGCTCCCAGTCCTCCAGTGTTCGGGTGGGGATACAGTACCGGGTGGCAAAGGCCGCCTGGGATAGGCCTGTGTGCTGACGGATGTCCCGGATCGTCAGGTGGGCGGCGTCCCAGAGACGCGCCAGCAGGTCGATGCGGTCTGCGGGTATGTCCGCATCTGGTGCATCGCCCCAGACGGAGGACAGCGACCAGTCGGAGACAAAAGCGTCTCGGTCGGGGGAAGAAAGCGCTGCGCTGAACAAGGAAAAAAACAGTTTGTCTGGCATTTTTAGGATCCTTTCATAGTCAAAATTGTAAAAAGGAAAAGCACCGAAAACCGGTGCTTTTCCTGCGTTTGAAGGGTCTGTCCTTCTTACTATTTCAATCCACGGCGGCAGGATCGAGCCGCACCAGATGCAAGCGCCTCTTACATCCGACAGAAATAGTTTACCACGCTGCACAGGAAATGTCAAGCACCATCATGACCATGTTCCGCCCGCCGGATATGCGGCGTTTTCAAGCTCCCACTGCTCTTCCTGCGTCAGGGTGCTGGCGATCATGTCCGCAATCTGCTGCTGGGTCTTGTACCGTACCGCAATACCGACCTTCGTGACGGCATCGTCGTGGTAGACCGTCCATTCCTCCCGATCCCAGTGGTACTTGCACCAGACGTCGCCGGTAGACTTGTCGTAAAAAATACTCCACATACTCCCC